ACGTGGTACAATACTAGCGGTGAAATATTTGTTTATGGCTTTTCTCCAGCTGAAGGACCAAATAAGGGCAAGATTAAGGAGATGTACGTAATGCCGTCAAACTATGTGGAAATTGTAGCTGGTAATTTGTTTGAGCCTGTGAGAGGCTACAAATTGATTATTGGAGACCAAAACATTGAGATACCAGCAGACCAAGTATTGCACATCAAAACCACAAACCTTACTTGGGATTTGAACGGCGCACAACTTAGAGGTATGCCTCCCCTATTGGCTGGTTTAAAGACCTTGCAAGCAAATAACGAAGCGACCGAGGCAAAGCAAAAGACTTTCCAAAACGGAGGCGCCAAAGGTATTATTTCGCCTAACATTACAAACCCTGAGTTTTGGCCATCGCCTGACCAAAGGGCAAAAATGGATGAAAGAATTGACGAACGTATTAATGGCAATAAAAACATTAATAAAATCGTTGCCTCTTCCATTCCTTTGCGTTACGATGCAATCGGATTGTCCCCAGTTGCAATGGATATCATTAACTCTCAAAACATGGACTTGCAGACCCTTTGCGGTCTTTGGGGAGTTAATCCAGTATTATTTACGTCTAACGCTACTTATGCCAACTTAGAAGGCGCTCAAAAGGCTTTGGTTACCGATGTAATTATGCCGCAACTGCAAATGATTGAGGAGAAGTTTACTCAATGGATTGGAAAGTCTTATGGCATGGATTACGTTATCGACTTTGATATTTCTAGCTTTAGCGAGTTGCAACCCGATGTAAAGGTAATTCTTGACACTTATGGCAAGTCACCTTACTTTACTGGTAACGAGGTTAGAAGCCTACTAAACTGGCACGCAAGCGAAGACCCAGCAATGGATGTACATTGGATTCCAAGCAACGTAATTCCAAGCGAGGAGGCTTTAGGAGGTGCAGCAACTGACTTTGTAGATTTCCAAGCCTAAGCAATGAGAAAAATAAATTATTCTAAGGTTAAAAGGTCAGCGCAAGCAGACTTAAAGAGATACGAACGCCTTGGAGTAAAAATATTTACAGAGGCATTGAAGGAACAGGCAAAACCAGTTGTTCCATTGTTGCCTATGCAAAACGCTTACATCCAGTTTTACCAAAATGTCTTTGTTGATTCAGCACGCAAAGAGTTTAATCGCATAAGACAAGACAACAGAGAGAAGGCTTTTATTCCCGATAATTTCTTTTTAAACACTTGGAAGGAATGGATTAAGGATTGGGTTTTACAAAACCTTGGTCAACTTATTTTAGATGTAACCAACACAACTCAAAAAAAGGTAAATGAAATTATTGCTCAAGGTATCGAGGATGGATTAAACCCTTTTCAGATTGAAAGGCTTTTATTAGAGTTTATCCCTGACATAAAACGTGCAAGAGCAATAGCAAGGACAGAATCAACACGAGCCTACAATGAAGGTAAAAAGAAATCTGCTGAAGATTGGGCAAGACAAACTGGAACTCAACTTTGGAAAATATGGATTCACGGCGGAGCTAAAGAGCCAAGAATCCAGCACATACAAGCGCAAGACAAACCAATTAGAGCAGACTTATTTTTTCAATTTACCAATCCTAATTTTACCATTGTACAAATGGACAAACCAGGAGATATTAACGGAGGAGCCGCTCAAACAGTAAATTGCAGTTGCGTTGTTGTTTATGTTTCAGAGTCTTATGCACGCCGAAACTTTCCTAATGCATTTGTGATTTAATCGCCTTTTGTTTCCTAATTTTTTTTCTTTGTATATTTGGGTAAACGAATAAGCAATGCTAGAAAAAGCCGAGCAATCATATTCCGATTATCCTCAGTCAGTTAGAAATAACGCTAGAAGGGTTTTGAAATATGTTGAGGAGAATGGTTGGGGGCCTTGTGGTACGCCAGTAGGCAAACAAAGAGCCAACCAGCTTGCAAATGGCGAGCCTTTGTCGGTTGATACCATTAAGCGAATGTATTCGTATTTAAGCCGTCACGAGGTTGATTTACAAGCCTCCACGTCTTATTCAGAAGGTTGCGGATTGCTTATGTATGACGCTTGGGGAGGTAAGGCTGCTTTAGGATGGAGCAGAAGTAAATTAAGAGAATTAGGTGAAATAAAAGATAATAGCGATATGGGTTTCGTAAAAAAAGGATTAAACCAAGGCTTTACAGATAGCGACATGAAACAAGGTATTGTTTCAGGTTACTTTGCCGTTTTTGGCAATAAAGACCTTGATGGTGACGTTATCGAAGCTGGTGCGTTTACCAAGACAATCATGGAACGTGGACCACAAGGAAAGCAGCTAATTAAGTATTTGCTTGACCACGACAAAAACAAAGTTGTCGCAAAAATCACTAATCTTTACGAAGACAATAAAGGATTACGTTACGAAGCAAAGATTGGCTCTCATGCTGCTGGTCAAGACTTTCAGAAGATGATTGAAAGCGAACTAATTAACCAGCATTCGTTTGGGTTTAGAACTATTAAAGAGCAGTTCGACCAAGAGGCCAAAGCAAACCTAATTAAAGAGGTAATGATGTATGAGGGTTCTGCCGTTCAATTCTTAGGAGCTAATCCTGAGACCACATTTATTGACCTGAAAAGCGAGTCTGATGCATTCGAATATCTTAACAGACTTGAGAAGTTTGTAAAGACATCTGACGCAACAGACGAAACCCTTGAAAAACTAGAAAATCAACTCAAATCACTTTTGGAGTTTCTAAAGCCAGCAGAGCCTACTTTAGAAATTAAGAAAGCCGAAGAGGTCGAAATAATAACAATTAACGAACTTAAAAAACAATTTGAATCATGGAAAATCTAACAATAGACGCCGTAAAGGCAGTCATTGCAGAAGCTGGTGAGGCTCTAAAGGCTAAAGCAAGCAATGCAGAGGTGAAAGCTAACGAGGCTTTCGAAAAGGCTGAAGCATTGTTGAAATCATTCGACAATGTAGTAAGTAAAGAAGATGCAGCAGAAATGCAAAAGCAACTTGACAAGCTTGACATCGCTATGCAAAAAAGCGCAGTTGAGAAAGAAGTAACCGCAGAAGATTTCAAGACTGCATTTATTAAGGCTTACGCTCCAGTTAAAGCTGAAATCGAGCGTTTGAAGAATGAGCCTAACGCTCGTCTTAAGGCTCCTTTGGTATTTGAAATTAACGAGAAGTCAGTTGGAACTATCACTTTAGCTTCAACTATTGCTAACGAAGCGTCTTCAGGACAAGTAACAATCTCTGAGTTTACAGGTGTTGTTTCTCCTATCCGTCAGCGTTTGTTGGTTTACCTTGCTAACGCAAGCGTTGGAGCAATCGGTACTCAGTATGCAGTATGGGTTGAAGAATACGACCAACAAGGAACTCCAGTAATGATTGGCGAAGGAACTGAGAAAACTCAAATCGACGTTCAATACAAAGAGCAGAGAGCTAAGGTTGAGAAAATCGGTGTTCACATGAAGGTTTCTATGGAAATGCTTGAGGATGCCGCTTACTTGGCTTCTTACATCCAATCCAATGGAGTTAAGCGTGTTGAGACTGTAATCGAAAACCAATTGTTTACTGGTAATGGTACATCTCCTCAGCTTGCTGGTTTGTTGTCTAAGTCTACCACTTTCACTGGCGGTTCAATGGCTGGTGGTGTTGAGTCTGCTACTAACTGGGATGTTATCCACGGAATCATCGCTCAAGTAAGAGCTGCAAACGGAACTGCTACTGGCGTATTCGTTGAGACTGGACAATATCACTTGATGCTTTCTGAGAAGGATGCAGAAAAGCAATATATCTTGCCAGCTGGCGTTACTTTCAACGCACAAGGTGGAATTACTGCTTGGGGTGTAAACATTATCCCAACTAACGCCTTGACTGGAACTGCTGCTAACTTCGTAGGTGGTGACCTTTCAGTTATCAACGTACGTTTGAGAAGCGGTTTGCAAGTAGCAATTGGTGAGTCAGGTGATGACTTTATCGACAACTTGAAGACTGTAAGAATTGAGCAGCGTTTGGTGCAGTTTATCTCTGCTAACGATACTCCAGTATTGGTTAAAGGAACTTTTGCAGCTGCAAAGGCTATCCTTGAGACTACTTAATAGTGTTTGGTGTTTGTGTTTAGTGTAAAAGGGCGGGAAATTTTCCCGCCTTTTTTTGTTTAAAGCGTTCAAAATCACTTACTTTAAAAAATAAATAATAAACTATGGCAGAATTTACAATGTGTAAGCCTCAAGTATGTAAGATTAAAAATACTTGCCAGCGCTACATTTCAAAGGCTAGCGAGAAACAAATTTACTTTAAAAAAGAGCCGTGCAATCAAGACGGAAGTGAGTGCGAAATGTTCTTTAAGAAAAATTGTAAGCCTTGTGGCGAAATATAATTATGAAAAAACCTACAAAAAAAACGCTTAATTCAATTGACATGATTAAAATCATGGAATCAATTCCAAATGATGATACCAATTTTCAATATATAGATATGAAAGCTGGAGAAGAGCATTATAGATTACTTGCTTGGATTGGTGGTCAGGTAAAAGGTAATATTATGGAATTAGGGACTTTTAGAGGTCATTCAGCTCTTTGTCTATCTAAATCAGGAAACAAGGTATTTACCTATGATGTTGAAGATTGTATTTCTTTAAATGATAAGCCTGAGAATGTTAAGTTTTCAATAATGGAAAATGGTCATAAATTTATTGATGATTCTTTTGATTTATTGTTTATTGACACTATGCATGATGGAATTTACGAACAAGAAGTATTAAATCATTTAAGAGAAATTAAATGGAAAGGAATAGTTCTAATGGATGATATTGTGCTTTTTGATGAGCTTTCTAAACTTTGGGAACAAATTCCAGAGCAGAAAGCAGATTGGACAGATATTGGTCATCATTCAGGTACAGGAATAATTTGGTTCAAATGAAATTATCAATTTTAGTCCCTTCAGTAGCAGGCCGAAGAAATACCTTTTTGCCTAAATCATTGGATATGCTTTATGGTCAATTAGAGGCATTGCCAGAACAAGAACAAAAGGAGGTTGAAATTATTTATTTAATAGATAATAAAACCATTATGCTAGGTGATAAAAGAAATCTTATGATTAGCATAGCAAGCGGTAAATACATTTCATTTGTTGATTGTGACGACCG